GACCAGTAAAGGCGTATCCAGGGACGCCGCACCGGTGGCCAAGTCGGTCGCAGTGAAAATAGGAGTGACCAGGACAGGAGTGTCTAGTCCTACTCCTCCACTATTCCATACGGCATCGCCGACAGAGATCTCACCTATCGAATAATCGGCGCCTGATAACAAACTACCGGGCAATATGCCGGCAGCGTATAGCGGCACTGCATTTATGGTGAGCGTCGGAGAATCAAGAGAGGCTGCCGCCGTGGCTATTGGAGCCGCTAACGTAGCGGCGTTGGGAGGAAGCCACGCTTCGAACCCGGAGCTTGGAGCCAGCGCCCAAGCCGACCCTCCAGTATTGAGAGTCAGCTGGCTGCTAGAGCCATCAACCCAAAGGTCTATGCACCATGGCTGCCCTGAAAAGACATGCGGCGATGCTAGATTATAGCCTCCGGTGTTGGTCGCTGGGTTGTCGGTGCCGCTATTATTCCAGTTCGAGCCCTGCGTGACGTTCTTGAACCATAACTTCATATTGTCGAAGTCTATTTCAACGGCATAGATGTCGTTGACATGACCCGACATGGCAGCAGCACTGTAGGTCGTTTCCGCTGCCGATAGGTAAATGGCGGCTTGGTTGGCGGCAGAGTTAGGGTATATGCCCACGCTCTGGAGATCTCCTCCAGGACCGCCGGACGAGAAAGTATGAGAACCAACCGATGCCACTGCGAAAGCAGTGCTGAAGTTGGAGCCGCTCAGAGCATTGATCTTAACTTCGAAGTGGCACTTGCCGTTAGAACGTCTGGCAAGTCCTCTGATCTCCCCCCAGTTCGTGCTGTTACCGGTGACCGTCAGGTTGGAACCGGTTACGGTAGGTACGTTGGGACTCGTACTTGCATCGTTAGGATTTAGGTGATCAAATCCTATGGATAGAGGAGTGTAGCTAGCATCAAACGTCCATATCCTCCACAACTCACCGAGTGTACCTCCGCCAGCGGGTTCACAGAATATGCTGTAAGGGGAGGCCGTGAGAGTGGTTATGTTAGGATCGGCAACCGCAAACAATTCGCCTGCTGGACCTATGACCGTACAAACGTGACCTAGAACGGCAACCGATACGTCAAAGTAGGTATTGGCGGGCTGTATGCTGTTCCAGCTTCCGCTCATTATGAAGGTAACGACGTCGCTTAGTCGCAGAGATAAATCAAAACCGTCAGTACCATACTGAAAGTGAAGCAAATTATGAATCGTCATGGGCACGACGGGCGCCCACGCCAGCGTATTCTCTTCAGCACCGGTCGCCGTCGCCGACATTCGGCAGCCTATCGAGGCTGGCAGGGTGGAGAAGTTAGTGTAGCAGTAACCTGTTCCGGTAGACTGCAAGGTGTTCGGGAAGTTGACTCCGTTCACTATGGTAGGAGGCTGTGTACCGGTAGTAGACCAATTGTTGGGACCAATGAGCGGGGCCTGCCCGTTCATATTGGTACTGCTGGTATACTGCTCGAAACTATCGTATAATAGGAAGCTTACTGGGCCTCCTATAGCCCTTTCTAGTGTCGCCGCACCAGTCGCAAGGTCAGTAGCGACCAAAGTTGTTGGGTCGTAAGATGGCTCTCCGAGAGGTAATTCTGAAAGTGGATTAGCTCCTAGGAGCATTTATGGGCTAAACTCCAACCAAGATTTTTGCATCACTTCCAGAACGTCTGGCATGGGAGATGGGCCCCACACGAAGTGCTGGCGCTTGCTTGCCCATGGAAACTGCCCGCCCTCCGGGACGCCGATAAAGTGTTGCCAGATATCCGGCCTGTTGGCGTCGTATGGGTCATCCTTGTTCAAGCTATGTATCATCATCCAAGGCGCATCCGAGAACCACGGCATGACCGCCGGACCATTGGACACGAAGTAATTCATCTTGGCTTGCTGATACAGCGCCATGCGCACATCAAGGTCCAGGGACGCTTCAGGCAGAGTGTCGTAACCTTCAAGCTCCTCCTCTGCCTTATCGGTATCTCGCACGAACACCACCTGCTCGCCGCGCTCCTTGAGCCAGTCAGCAAACTTGAGCCACTCCGGTAAGTTGGAGTTGCGATGCGGTTGATACTTGGCCTCGCGCAGCGTGATGGACACAACTGCGTCGTTTCCTATCAACTCTCTGACTCGCTCGCAGTTCTGTGCGCTGGCTCGTAGCTTGGGCAACTTTGCACCTCGATTGTACATCGCGATCACGTTGCGGTAGGCGTAGTTAGTAGAAGCGTCGAGTACGTTGCCGGGGAATTTACCGTCACTCTCCACAGCACCCACCATAGCCAGCATCGGACGCATCACCTTCTCGAACATCTGCTTGCGCAGCGGCGAATTGAGAGCTTGATCGATGTCGCCGTCCGCGCCAGGATAGAAGTAGATCTGAAGACGTTCTGTGACTCCATATTCCTGCGCTACTAGGCATACGTTAACCAACCATGCGTGGAAGTCAAAGCCACAAGAGTCCTTGCTCAAGTTGTAGGACCATCGGTGCATCGGCGCTCCGGTGCTACCACTTAAGATGCTGTGCTCCAGTCCTTCCGTCAGCTTGCGCCTGATGGCATCAAGACCGAACAGGACGGCGAATTCGCTGCCCTGCGCCCCGGTCCAGTCCGTCATCACATCGGTGGTGGCGCGACTCGCCGCGATAGCCAGGAAACGCACCTGACCTTCGCGCACGAAGTCCAGCCACTTGAGGAGCATCTTCTCGACTTCAACGTTGCCTTCTACTCTGTAGTTCTCGATAGGAAGCATTTGCCCTGATTCCTTCTCACTCTGTTTAGTTCCAGTTTCCGATGCTTTTCACCGTATTAGTCCCAATTGGCCACATACGGAAGAACGAGTCCTGACCGACCACGGCAGCAGCCGCGACCGACAAGGAGATTTGAGGAATGATGGTGCCGGTAGTACTAACCCGCAGAAGACCGCGGACGTAGGCCCAGCCGACAGTGTTTGTGGTTGCCGTGACGATGGCGTTATTCGACACCGTAACATTCATCGTGGCTTGAGGAGATGCAGCGGTGGCAAGCGCGGCCTTGTTTCCTATGCTCAGCCACTTGACGAAAGTAACGCCTGCGGTACCTCCAAGCAGGAAGCCAAAGTTACCAGATGCAGCCGTGGATGTCAGGTCAAACTGACACTCGAAGTGATACGATCGCGATGCACCAAGTGTGATCTGTCCGCTTGATGGGTTGTTGAATAGCTTCTGCGCTGCGGTCTGCGACGTCAGGGTATAGGTGCCGCCCTGAGTCGAGATGAATTGCTCCACGCTTATCACGCCGCGCTCGTTGGCGAGCGGCACGGCGTAGTTCACGACGTTATCGCACTCGATCTCACCTGCGACTTGGGTGCCCTGCAAAGAGCCTGCGTTATCGACCCACAGCAGACGCTTGACCAAGCCAGCGTCGTCCTCATAGCGAAGACACTTAACGGGGCTGGCTGTAGCCTCGGAGTAAAGCTCGACCTTCCCGGAACTTGGCGTTCCAGGTGGACCTGTCATGTTGTTTAGACGAAGTCTGCTCATTTGTGTTTACCTCATGAAATGTTCATCACTGCGCCACTCATAAGCTCGCAGTAATGACTGGAAGGGATCTCGTAATAGCCTACTGGGTTCACAGAGCAATTCGGGTTGACGGTCTGATCGATCGCAGGCTGGACCAACAAGGTATCACAGAGAAACAGATCCTCGGCCAGAGCTACTACGGATATGATGGCGGCAGAAGTCAAGCTGACCAGCGACCCCGACGAGGAGGCGATCAGGCCACGCGCCAGCGTAGTGCCGGATGATGTATACTGGCCGCGTCCGATCTCCCACAATGTTCCGTCGACCGCGTGATAGCTGACCACATCCTTATCGGCGATGCCACCGGACGCGAAAGTCTGATGGCCTGAAGTGGCTGCGTTGAGCGTGATGGTGCCAGTGCCGGGAGTGCCGGTCACGTTCATCTGAGTCTTCGATGCTAAGCCTGAACTCATCTTTATCTACTCTCGCTGTTTAAGTCAGAACTGGCTGTCCCATAGAGGCAGCAGCGGTGGCTATCGGTTTGGCTAGATACGCCGCATTGGCGGGCAACCATGGTTCGAATCCAGTACTCGGCGCCAGCGCCCAAGCCGATCCTCCGGTGTTGAGTGTCAATTTGCTGGTGGAGCCATCAACCCAAAGGTTTATGCACCATGGCGACCCCGAGAAGGAGTGAGAGGTTAAGTCGTAACCTCCAGTGTTGGTGGCCGGGTTATCGGAGCCGCTATTATTCCAATTCGATCCCTGGGTAACGTTCTTGAACCATAACTTCATATTGCCGAAGTCGACCTCGATGGCATACACATCATTAACATGCCCAGACATGGCAGCAGCACTGTAGGTCGTGGCTGCTGCTGCCAGATATAACTGCGCCTGATTGGTCGCGGAGTTGGGATATATTCCGACGCTCTTGAAGTCCCCTCCAGGACCGCCAGACGAGAACGTGTGGCTACCCTTAGAGGCGATGCCGAATGCGGTACTATATGTAGCTCCGCTAAGGGCTATGATCTTAACTTCGAAATGAACCTTTCCATTAGTGCGTCCCGCAAGCCCACGTATCTCGGCCCAGTTAGTACTGTTACCGGTGATCGTCAAGTTAGAGCCGGTCAGGGTAGGCACGTTCGATCCCGTAGAGGCATCGTTTGGATTCAGGTGATCGAAGCCTATCGATGGTGGAGTATAGAAGGCATCAAACGCCCATATTTTCCATATCGCGCCGTTCGCCGCCCCTCCTCCAGAAGGCTCGCAAAAAATGCTGTAAGGCGACGCAGTTAAAGTCAGGACGTTGGGATCGGCAACCGCAAACAATTCACCTGCCGGACCTATAACTGTAACGACATTCCCCACTACAGCTACGGAAGCGTCAAAGAAAGAATTAGCAGTCTGTACACTGTTCCAACTCCCATCCATTATGAAAGTAACAGCATCACTCAATCGCAGAGATAAATCAAAACCGTCAGTACCATACTGAAAGTGAAGCAAATTATGAATCGTCATGGGAACTACTGGTGCCCACGCCAATGTGTTCTCCTCGGCGCCAGTCGCCGTAGCAGACAGTCGACACCCAAGCAGGGTCGGCAGGGTAGAAAAGTTAGTGTAGCAGTAGCCTGTTCCAGTAGACTGCAAGGTGTCCGGATTGCCGTTCACGATGGTCGGGGGTGCCGCGCCCGTGGTGGACCATGCATTCGGACCTATGAGCGGAGGTTGTCCGTTCATGTTGGTGCTGCTGGTATATCTGCTGAAGTCGTCGTAGAGCAAGAAGCTTATCGGTCCGCCTATGGCCGGCTCCATGTAGGCAGCGGAGGTGGCCAATGCGGTGCCGATCAGGGTCTGCTTCAAGGAGAGAGTTGCCGGTCCTAAAACGGGGCCTGCTGTGGCCAATGCAGTGCCAACAATGACCTGCTTCTGAGAGAATGTCGCGGTGCCAGGAGAAGCTAACCCCGTGGCCAGTAACGCACCAACCAAAACCTGCTTCTGAGTAAACGTCGCAGTTCCTAGAGAGGCTGCTCCCGTGGCAAATGATCCAAACAACGCCGTGACGCTGGAAGAACTGAAAGAGGGAGGTCCTGTAACTAGATCCAAAGGAACTAGTATATTATTAAACGGCAGCATCTTCGGCATGCCCATCAGCGCCGGTGCCGAGGCTAGACCCACCGGTGTGAGCGGGTAGTTATGCGGCATCAGCGTTGGTACATCCAACGATGCCGAAGCCGAGATTAGATCAACAGGGACGATCGGGTTACTGTGTGATATCAGCAGCGGCATAGCCAGTAGCGCAGCAAAGGTCCGGAGCCGAGTGCCGGTCAGCTTATATCCTCTTTGCTTAGGCAGTGTCAGAGAACCATTGTCAAGGTAGAAGCGGGCTGCCAGGAAGTCCATCCTGACCGCTAATTCACCGGTGTCCAGTTCATAGACTAGAGCCCCGCCAAGCGTGTCGCCTGGATGCTTGTCGGGGCTTATGACTATGTACTCGCTGGTGGGGAAGCTCATGCCGCCGCTACCTTATCTTCTGCAAAACGTTCGTCAAGCGCGGCTCTGACTTCTTCCGCAACGGACTTCCAGTCGCGAAACTTTGGCTGACGGAATATCCTGACGGATTCGTACCAATCACTTTCGACGCCATCGTGCTTCCAGCGCCAATCGCAATCGTAGGCGTTGAGCAGCCACGTCTCCTTGCCGAGAGCCCCGGCAAGATGCACAACGCTGGTGTCGACCGAGATCACAAGATCGCGGCTGGAGATGCAGGCTGCTGTGTCCATGAAGCTATCGAATTGACCTTTTTGTTCGAGAGTTAGGAACGGCCCGTAGGGCTCGGCGATCTTGTCAAGAAGCTCTTGTGGGAAATCGCGGGTGTAAGGTCGCTCGCTGCGGTGACTTCCGCGCAAGCATACTGCGATAGGCGGCTCTTTGCGAACGGACCACGTGTGAGTAAGACCTACGTCTGCCTTGAGATACGGTCCTTTACGACGGATCATGTCCACGCCCGCGTTGAACAGGTAGGGAAGCGAGGCGACGCTGCACCACGCCGTGAGAGTAGGCATGGTGCGCCACCTGCGCAGCAATCGGCCCTTGGGAACTATCTCGCTGTACTCGAACAGCTCGAACAGTTCTGGCACGCACTCCAGGTAAGCGTTGGGAGCACGTTCTAGAACTTCGCGCATGAAGCGGGCAAACATAATGTTGTCGCCAAAGCCCTGCTCGGTCGCGATGAGGATAGGGTCTTCAGTAGGACTGCCGTCCCACTCGGGGATCAGCCATTCACGTCCGGCGCCAAAGTACTTGCGATCCGGTTGCAGCAGCCGACGCTGATACCCGACCCACCCCTTCTGGTAGTCTCCTCGCTGAAGTGCATGGAGTCCTATAATAGAGTGACTGGGGCTGTGTTCAGGATCGCGGCGAAGGTTCTCTTTTACGCACTCCATGGCTTCGTCGTAGCGATGCATCATGTGCAGGTAGTGAGCGATCTTGGCGCGATTCATCAGGTCGTCTGGCTGCTTCTTTTCGAACCGACGATGACGCTCTATCTCCCTGCTAAACATCTCATCGTCTGGACGCAAGTCAGCGACCTCAAGAAGAGTGTCCATGCTGGAATCCAGGCTCTCTGGAAAGCAGATGAGCATTATGCTCTCGGTAACACCGAACACATTGCGTTTCGTGCCATTGAAATTATCCGGCCTGAACATTTTCGGCTTATGCCACCAGCATCGATAACCATGGTCCACCAACCACGAGATTAGCTCTTGTTGCAAATATTGTCGATCAGCTTCTACGTACAACGCCGGCCGACAACGCTCCAAGGTCTTGACCGCCCCACGCAGTACATGAAGCTCGTGGCCTTCAGCATCGATCTTGATCAGACGGCACTTTTGCAAGTTCAAGCTATCGATCATCGCGCCCTTGACTTTAGCTTTGCCATCCTCACGAATCTCAGCCGCACCGTAGTTGTAAAAGCGCATTTCGAGCATCTGATCCACATCGATGTAGGGATACTCGATAGCCTCGTCGCTGGCGGCACGCTCAATCACGTGGACCACATCGTTCAATTTGTTCTGCTCGATGTTTTGGCGGAGCAACTTGATGTTGGCTGGTCCAGGCTCGAAGGCGTAGACTCTTCCTATCTCGCCCTTGGTATTCATGCCCCTGACCATGTGAGCCATCGGAAGCGTAAGCGCTCCGATATTAGCACCGACGTCCAGGACGACGTGTCCCGGTCTCAGTATCTGCCGGAAAAACTCAACCTCTCCCTCGCTGTACTCCCCATAGACGTCTAGGGATTTTCCAACGACTTCGTCGGTGCCGTAATAAGTGACTCGACCGTGTCTACAGTCTTTGGTTCTGAGTTCTCGCATTGTACATTGCCCTGTTGTGTCGTCGGTATGTTATCGATAATAGGGAGCGCCTCAGTCGACGACATTTTTCTGAGTGCTACTCGGCATCTCCAACAGTCTTCCTTCCATGGAATGCCGTGAAGACAAACGAGTTCTACCGTCACTTTTTATCCTCTTTAAACTTCAGCTTGAGAGCCGACAACGTAGCCTCACCGGCCACGCCATCGATTTCCAGCGGTGGGTTTAAGTATTGAAAAGCTTGCACAGCCCGTCTCGTTGCATGGCCATCTAACCCATCCTCCTTGATTGGAAATCCGGGTTTGCCGACCATGGTCGAATTGAGTTGAACCTGCAACGCCTTGACGTGCTTCTGGTACAACTCCAGTCGTGCTAGCTCTGCTGCGCGATGCGGATGAAAACCTTGTTCCAATGCTGCAATAAATTTGGCAAGTGCCGGATGCAGCTTGGATACAACGGCCTTCTCCGCAGGAGAAGCAGTGATCATGGACATTCCAAGCGACACCCACTCCACCGTAGAGATAGAAGCGAGCGCCGTGGTAAAGCTGCTGCCGCCAATGATAGCAGCGAGCAGCATTGCGAGGATGCCCATGGACTAGGCCAACCAAGCCATTAGGAAGGCTGTGGGTGCGATTTTATCCTACCCAGGCACCTGGAATACCCCTCCTGCAAAAATCAACAGGAGGGGATTTATATCCGGCCACGTAGGATTCCAACTTATTAGTGCGTATCACTGATCCGCCAACTTACAGTTGAACGAAGCCAGCGAGAAGGTGTTACCGCTCGTAACGACCTGCGAGGATGACAAGAGACCGTGCGCCAGAAGTGCAGTATGTGGCACGTCCACGATCGCCCACCACGAGGCGGTACCCGTCGTGGTAATGGTGCCGTCGGTGATCGCCACCGTGCTGACCTGGCGGCCGGTGGGGCCGGTCGAGCTGGCAGGGCCGGTCAAAGCACTACCCGCACCCCATGACTTGAAGCCAAGGGTCGCAGTCGTGGTTGCAGAGTTATAGGTCGTAGGTTCAGTCGAGCAGACATAAACATGCGACGCATTTGACTGCATATTAGTGAGACCATTGTCGAGGACTGACGTCTCAAATTGGGCCGTCATTTTGAGTTCTCCTTTTTAGTGAGGTGTAAGTACCGGTTTGCCTAGGCTGGCGTTACCAGTCGCGAGGCCCAGAGTTCCTGCACCGACACTGGCCATTCGCAGAGCGAGGGCGACGTCGGATTGAAGCTGCGCGATCTGGGCGTCGCGCGTAGCTATTGCGGCGATTAGAGAAGCGAGGATATAACCGTCAGAGCCAAACCGGCTCGATGCCTCCGCCGCTATTGCGGCAGTCAACGCAGCCGTATTGTCCGCCGCGATGATATGCTCGTCGATTTCTGCGTCCAATCCCTCTTGGTCTAGGGCTACGCTTTGGCCTACAAACACCAAGGGGTATTGGAGCGTTATTGCCTGCGCATTAGCGCGACCTGGATCAGCCCTTCCTACAAGAGTCCGCGGATAGCAACTGATCTCCATCGCATCGTTGTATCCGCTGAATATCTGCTCGTAGACAGGATCGCCGATCATATCAGTACGGGCGAAGCTAACCGGATAGGTATCATACGAGCGCAAAAAGCGGACTATTGGTCGATCATATCCGAGATTTGCCGGCTGTGTCGCGAGGTCCACGCCGTGCATTATCGGACGTTCTGTAAGCACCGGCATGCCAAAGAAGGGAGCTTGCGTCGTCATAGGTCAACCGCGTTTGGCAAGATGATATGAAACGAGTACGTCGGAGTATCAAAGCTAGCGGCCGAAGACGATAACACAACGAACACCAGCATATGATCCTGCAACAGGACCATGGCGGGTTCGAATGCTGCTCCGGTCGCCAAGCCCGATGTGACCAGCAAATTGATTCCAAGCAGCGATACAGACCCAAGAGATGCAGCCGCCGTCGCCAAATCCGTAGCTGCCGGCAGTATGTTGATGGTATTGAGCACCCCATTAGAGAGGACCGCGGCTCCGACCGCCAGATCAGAAGCGGTCATCACGTTCTTGCTGTTCAGCGCTCCTGCGGTTAGCGCAATGTTACTGATCGCGCATGATATATCGGTTGCCGTCAACACCTTGACCAGCGATGACGAACCTAGACTAGCCGCGCCGGTGGCTAGGTTGGTGCCGGTCAACGTCTTGCTGAGAGCAGCGGAGTTCAGGCCACCTGCTGCCGAAGTCGCTAAGTCGGTGGCAGATAGAACCTCGATGATCGACGATGAACCGAGACTGGCCGCTCCAGTAAACAGAGGTGGATTGGTCAGTACCTTGATCAGCGACGGTGAGCCAAGGCTGGCTGCTCCAGTCGCTAGATCGGTGCCGTGTAACGCAGGGTCAATCTTGTAGCAGCCGATCAAGGCTATTGTATTAACCGTCTGTGCGTACCCGGTAGGAGCATAAGTGTAAGTCCCGGTAGACGATATAGTCTGATAGCCAACGTGAACAGCCAAGCCGCTTGTGCTAGACCCACCATCTTGCGTCGCGACACTGGTGAAGTTGGAATCTTCGGTGATCGCGTCGAATGCGTTGGTACATGCCCTTCCGATAATCCCGTACAGCAGTTCGTTGGCCTGAGCCGTGGTCCCGCTGGTGACGGATGGTGTTGTCGTAAGGGTGGGCCCGGACGTGGCAGAGGCGACGTCAAGGTAGGAGCTTGATTTCAGCCCTGCCACTTGTACCGCAAGAGCGTCCAGAACTGCGAGAGAACTACCTAAGCTATGAGAAATCGTAACGGTTATAGTAGAGCCGGATGCAAGGTCGCTGGTGTAATAGAACGACCACGTTTCCAGTCTAGGGTAGCCAGAGAATCCGGTGTTGCCTACTCCTTGGTCCTTGGAGTAGCTGTTGCTGCCGTCTGATACACTACTGACGGTGATGCCTGAGTTTATACTATCCCTGACGACGATTGCGACGGTAACGGTTGCTGGAGCGGTCACCTTCGCCGTCGTGGTGATAGCTACCGTGGTCGCACCGCTAGTGGTGGTGCTGTTTCCTCCTATGCTTGTAGGAGCGCTCACGTCTTACTTACTCGTGGTCGCGGGCGGCGTCGAGAATATAGCTCCGCTGAGAGGGTCTATGAATGGCGGCGGATTGTTTGCCTGATTTACGTCACTCGGACTGGCCTGCTGCGGCAGGATAGATGTTTGATCCGGCGTTCCAGGGGTATTCGGAGGCTGGATCAGTTTGGACCTGTCAGATGTGCTGACGCGTTCTTGGCCTGTGAAGTCCAAGCCAAAATTGATCACGTCGCATGCGGTTATGTAGCCTTGTCTGCTCCAGTGATGTTCTGCATTCCATATCGTATACAGCCCGTCTACTCCTGGCTTGACTCCCTGAAGCCATATCTTTCCCATCCACGCCGCGTTAGGGTCACCGTCGAAGATTATGCGGCCGAAGCTCGTCTGATACTGACTGGTCCTGGCCAATCCTTCAGCCTGTTGCTCTGCCACGATGGCGTCGGGAGCCGGCGAAGCCGGCGTGTTGGTTGCGTGTCCCAAACTGAAGGGAAAAGGCTGCTCTCCGGTGACCCACACGCTTTTCCAAATGGTCTCGGGTACGTCGTAGTAAAGCTGTCTGAACGATCGATACATATCGCGGCTGGCGTACGGTCGCACTCGCAGCGAGATCAGGTTTTGACCAACGGCTACCGACACGGTGGGCGATGTCAGTACCTGACTCCCAGTAGCCTCTGAGCTAACTCCGGGAATATTGAGCCCCTTGATGTTCTCCGATGCTACCAAGGTCGATGCAGGTACCGCCTGCACCCCATCGGCATCAGGGTCGGCGCGCTCGCCTGCCAAAGTGAACTCGAAGTGATTGCCGTTCCGCACTTGCCAGACAGCGCCAAGCTCCTGAGCGTATCCTTGCACGAGGTCGTTAAAGTTGACCATGGGCTGCTCCCAGTAATCGCGCGTCATGGCGGCGAATTTCGGGTGTACGCTTATTGTACTCTCGTGCTTGCGGGCAGCTTGAGTGATCCACGATCCGAATGAAACCTGTGGACCATACATCTGACCGGCCGGCTTGCCCTTGCCGTCGTTGTCTTGCATGGGGCTCTTAACGTGGCTGGTCATGATGTCGCCGCGCGCATGGACCCAGAACCTGCGACCTCCCTCTTTGCGGCCATGTCCGTACTCGACGTCAAAAGTAAAACCACTAAACAAACGAACCGTGCCTAGCGGGATAACGTTGCCGCCTAACTGCGGGCCTGCATTCGGAGGCTCTGGGCTCCCGGGAGGTAGAGTCACAGACGACCCTTTAGGAGGCAACGCACCTGCGGGGTTGTTGGACCATCCTATACGCACGATTATCGTGCTGCCGAATGGAGGCAGCGGCACGCGTCCATCTCGGTCATCAACCTCAAGATCGCATATCTTGACGCCAGTTGCATCCTTGACCACCACGCTGATGAGAAACGGCAGCAGTTGATTGGTGATGTCTATGCCATTCATGATAACTTGACAGTACGCGTGAACCTTATTCGCAGACGAGTTCAGCCCTTGCGCAATCCAAGGATCGCTCTGCTCGTCGTAAGGGCCAAGGCCACGATACCACCACTCATTCGTGACAGACATGACCTATAGCCTGTACCCGAATTTATCGGTCCACAGCGAATCGGTGGGAAGCGGCGCGGGTTGACCCAAGAGCATGTTGGGGTCTATAGGCACGCGGATGAACGTGCCCACCGGAATGAACGGCGAAACCTTGCTGCTCTTTGCCAACTGCGGATTGGCATCCATCATGATTTCAACGATGCCGGGACAGCGCCTGCGATAACGCTTCCACACTATCAGGTCGGCGGTGACGAACTCGGTTGCCACCTCATAGATTTCAAAACCCGTGATCGTTGCCATGTACGCCCTGACTCCTAGAGTTTAATCGCGACTATATCTGACCCTGCCAGATAGTAACGCTCCCTCTCCCTTGTTGGCTTCCTGCGGGCAGCCGCCAACCCGCCGCCCGTCCTTGGTTACGCCGAACTCGCCATGCTGCGCATCTGCCACAGACTTGGTCATCCAAGTCGCGCCGCACGCATTACAAAAGAGGTAGTAGTCGCCGGAACCGAAGGTCAGCTCCTCATGGCGACATTGCCTACGAGGGATCATGGCCCTGGCGTAGCCTGCCACATGGACCCAAGATACTCGTCGGCCGGAGGCACCGGCATGCGAGCAAAAATGGCTTCGAAGGCAACCTGCTGACCAACGCCCTCGGCGCCCAGAAAGGTATGGCTGCGAGCAAGACGTTCGCAGACGAACCATCCCATGTTATCGGCGGCGGTGCCCGTGGAGCCTCCACGCATGAGCATGTGAATTATGTGGGCGCGACGGTGTGCCTCAAACATCTCCAGCGACGCAAAGCCTCCGATACGATAAGGGAAAACCTGACCGCGCAGAAAGATGCGCTCGTCATTCTCGCCCACCCATTCTCGATAGATCGCGGCTCCCACTATCTCCTTGTGCGCCCAATCTGAGCTAGTTTCATGGTCTACTTCATGCACGTTCAATGGCCATACTTGAAACTGGATAGGGCCCCACTGGAACAGTGTGCTGTTGACACCGCTCTGAGTATTGAAACCATCATTCTGTAGGTTAGGAGGCGGCTTCCATCCACTGTCGGTAGCAGGGTTGGCCAATCTATTCGCGAGAGACAATCCGTCCGTAAGTCTCCAGTTAGGTCGGAAGACAGCAGGGAGTCGTCGAGGATCTATAACATCGAATGGCTGATTTCGCGGCATACTCTATCTTACTCCTGGCCTGCGGATATCGTGCGGCAATCCTAATTGATGCTTGTCTCTGTTTTGTCTCTCGCTCTCGGCTGCGGAGCGATGGCGCTCGAACGCCGGGGTGCTTAGCTCGCTGAGAGTCTTGAGATATAAGATTTGGTGGCGATCATAAACTAATTGTTGCGGAGCGTAGGGCTTTCCGAGATCTCCCTTCGCTTCTCTCGTAGGCCCAAGTGGTACACCAGTGGTCCCGCCAAAACGATCAGCAAAATTAGCTCCAGGAGAGAAGTTACCCTTTTTCGAGCGGTCCAAAATTTTTGAAGAAAGATCATCTACCATCTAGATCACGCATACTGATGACTGACGGCGCTGGTTTGGCGCTCGTTCTTCAAAGTGGAGTCTTGAATGTGTTGCTGGCGATGACGAGAGAAAGCACGCTGCTGTGAGTAGTGAGGATTCAACTGCGTGCTCATCCTGGCCTTCTGATTTTTGAATTGCTGCATAAGATTCTCATGGTAGCTATGGATTGCATCCGAGGTTTGCGACTGCAGATGCTCGGTGCTTGCGTGCGGAGTTATCTCGGCGCGCGACTTCCAACTTTGCCTAGGTGCTCCGACTTGTGGAATATGAACGCGCTCGGGAGCCGCTTCGCGCATCCACGACTGCGCCGTGCTCATCGTGGTCGGGCCTGCGCCACCAGTAGGAGCGGCAGGGCCTGCAACCCTGGTATCTGCAAGTCTTCGAGCGGCCATCTCCTGTTTTGTGGCCATTCGCTGCGGAGACCACTCGAAGTGTCCCCAGTCGTGTATGGTGGCGCCGGAAGTGGTGTCAAGGTTGCGCATGTGGTGTCGGGCTTGAATCTCGGCAAACTCTTGCGGATGCGCTTGCGCCCACGCATACAGAGCAGCGCTGTTGTCAGGCCCGCTGCCGAGGCCTCGCTCGATGTCTACGGCATTGCCGTAACCGTGCTGCAAGGGTTTCTCGACGTAGACGCCATTGTAGTCTTTCAGAGGCGCGCCTGCCATATACAGATCATGTAAGAAGCCTGCGATGTCACGACCGGCATACTTGTTCGCCGGAATTGAAGTCGGACCCTTTCCACGCGGAATTCCAGTTGAAAACTGCTGTATACCCTGACCGGGCCTGAGGTCCATGCCCATGGCTCGTGCTTGTGGACTGCCCATGAAGTTGTAGCGGCCGACGCCGAAGTACGGGTCCTCTGTGCCGCCTCCTGCAGTAGTCGACGGGGCGGCGCCGCCTTGCGTCGCTTGAGGCAGTACTCCGTCGCTGGACGCGGTCGACGTGGGCGTGGCTCCAGCTTTCTGCGCGATCCGCTGCGCCTCGTCCATATGCTTTAAGACTTGGTGCGGATGCTGAAAGGGTCCGAAGTAGTCGGCAGCGCCGCCCCAGCGATTGCCGCCGAAGTGCGGAGCCATCGACTTGTCGCGCTTGATCTTCTCAAACTCGCCGATCATGGCGGTGACTTGATGATCAACATTAGTAATGTCGGTGCCGAGACCTCTACGCTGTAGATCAGTTGGTCCGAACTGGTACAGGCCGGCCAAGTGACCGCCGTGACCTAGCTCGTGAGCGGACACCCTGAAACTGGTCTCCTGCGAGGCCAGGGCAGTTGCCAGACGCGCCCACTCCTGCGGTGATCCAGTGGTGATGCCGTATCGCGTTCCGCTGCCGTCTGGCGGAACGTATCCGTTCAGGCTCGACTGAGTGAAGCGCTGAACGAGATTTTGGTAGAGGCTCACGGAGTCGACGTTGTTGCCGCTGGTCTTGATTGCGGAACCAGGAACGTTGCCGGCAAGACCTGGACCGCCTCCTCGTCCTGGCCACAGGCCAGAGCCCGCAGCCGCGCCGACCGCGGCAGCGCCCATCGCGCCTCCTGCTCCGACCATGACACTGCCTGCGACTGTTTGGCTCAAAACATCCGGCGTCGTGTAAGCGCCGTCGCCAGTGCTCGGAGGATTCGCTGGTGGAGCACCCGGAGGTGGTGCGCCGGTTGGTCCATGTCGCGGCGATCCCTGCGGAGCGCTGTGCCTGGGAATGCCCGCGCCGATGCCTTCGCGTCCGAAGATGCCTCCCGGCATCATCTGAGCGCCAGTTGGCACTCCGCCACCTCCGCCACCTCCGCCTGGACCACTCTGCCTGCCGCCGATGTCCCTTTGGAAATTGGGTAGCATGTCGTAGTCCGGGCGCGGGTAGTCCGGCCTGCTGGCGGCGGGCTGATTGCGGAGCGAAGCGAAGTGCTTTCGCTGCTCGGCGTCCTGTCTGTCGGCGTGCTCTTGTACCTTGCGTGCGTAGTCGGCACTGGCCGCGCTGCTGCCCTCCGTTCCCGCACGAGGCAACACGTAACCTTCGCCCATCGGCGCGATGATCTCAGGGCCTTCCTCTCCAACCATGAAAGGCTGCCCGCCGCCTACGGGTCCGCCGGTGGCATGGCCCGGGGGGCGACGACCCCTAAGATACCTTTCCCCCGTCTCTCTGATCCTGCGATCTTGATCGGACTCGACAGGCGCGGAAGGCGGTGGTGGCGGCGCCGCTGAGAATATACCTCCGCTCATCGGGTCTGCAAATTGATTGGGTCCCGTTCCCATACCTCGTGTCGGTAGCCACGACGGCGCCCCAAATCCAAGATTGAAGTACTTATTATCAGGAAAAATACCCGTAGCACCAGGATGGCTGCTTCCGGGAGCCTCCCCTTTTCCGCTACCACCCAACTTCTTATCTATCCAGTCCGCAGTCTCCTTTAGATCTTTCAACACCGACACAAGGTCCTGAAAGAACCTGACTATGGGTCCCTCTGCTATCGCTCCGAACGTGTCCTTGAGCTGCTTGAAAGCCTCCACCATCTCGATAAAGGGCTGCTTGCTGTCGCTAGTCATCTTCCGGAGGTACGTCTGAAGCTTATCTACCGGCACACCAGCGTCCTCAGCGGCCTTCTCGATATTGTGTAACTCGCGAGCCGACTCTCTCAGGCCAACAATAAAATCTTTGTTGACATTGAATGAATCTCTGACCGCCCTACCTTGGGGTCCATCGAGAAAAGCTCCGTACTCCTCCAACTTCGCCAATATCGCGTCGATCGCACTGAGAGCATCCTTGGCGCCACCTCCCTGTTGAATCTGAAGGAACAGACCGCCGAGGCCGCTCTGCATATTGGCCAACTGATCTACGAAGCTCTTCAGTCCCTGAGCCGCAGCGCTATCGCTACCCAGATTCTTTGACAAAAAATCAACCAAGGATACAAGCTGAGCTTCATTCTTCTCGCTCTTCAGTCCTATCTCACTAAGAGAACTACCTACCTGACGAGCTACTCCAGCCCAAGCCTCGATGGTCTTTGGGCCCATCCCAGCCATGGCAGCCATCAGATGATTTACACTCTCTAGCGATGGTTTGATCCCCACGAAAGAGGAACTCACTATGTTCGCCATGATCGAGGTCTCTATGCCCAGCGCCCGGGCACCGAGAACCATTTGCGCGAAAAGCTTGCACGTCTCCGCTAAAGTTGTGTTGGAGGTAGCGGCAAAGTCCCTGAACACCACTTGAAGGTTTCTCACGCCCTCTCCGGTGACCTGGGAAAGCTCCTCGAATACATGCCTCAGGCCCTTGAGCTGCTCAGCCGTGGCACCGGTGACTGCCGCTATCCGGGTAAATCCTCTCTCGATGTCGGCGTTGCCCTTGACCGCAGCTATCGTGAACGCTGGTATGGCTGCCGCAGCGGCCCCGAAGGCAGTAGAAAGATTGGCACCTAATTTGAAGGTGCCTATACCAAGCGCATCAATCGCTTTCTCGGCTTCTTTGGCGGACACCCCGGCTTGTTGACCAAGATTCTGCATAGCGCGATTGTGCGCATCCATCTGGTCGGTAAAAGTCTTGATCTTACGACTTAGTTGATCGACGTTTTCAAAACCGGTAGTCTTAACCGCGAGTTCTATTTGTGCTTTGACGTCATCGTCGGAAAACATAAGATTAAAATCCCTTGCTGAGGTTTAGCCTTTTTCTGAGATAGCATCAATGTTGTGCGACTCATCGGCTTTAATCTCAAGCCTAATTCTAGCAGCAAGTTCATCATCGGTGAAATATGAGGTCATCTAAAGTCATCCAACCTTTCGCATGACTTCATCTACAAGACCCACCGACATGCCGCTATCGCTCTCAGGAAGTTGAGCAACGCCGCCTAAACCAGGAGGTACAGGTCCTGAAGGATCACCAACACCTCCAAGCCCGGGAGGTATTGACGACGTGACAGGTTTACGGGTTTCGCCCGGTGCTGCTACTTTAGTAATGCGCGTCACCGGCCCATCCACTTTGGGAAAGCGTGGGTCGATAGGATCATTTACTGCGGTCACGCCGGATACAGCCTCCTCATGGTCCAACTGATCTGATGGTGTGATTTGTGGACGCCGCGCATACTCATCACGAAGTACGACCGGCATCATATTGATCAAAGCACTCATTACGCGATCCATATCCTCCGCGTAATTCATTTCCAGCAACGCTCGTTCTGGAACACCACAAAGGTACGCCAGCAATCCTACATTACTGCTGATGCGCCCGTCACTGTATTTTATCACATCGTCCATAGACATGGGACGTATCTTGATAACGTCCACGACCTGATTGTTGTAGCGAAGAGGGTGGCGGAGTTCGATCCACCACCCACCTTCCCGCTTCATAGTCACGTCAGGCATTCGCTAGCCCTTTCTTTCGATTGCCTTTAGTTGAGTCCGGGCGCGCAGAGTACCGCGAGCAATAGCCACGGCATCAACCACCACGCCTTCATCATGATGATCATCATGGAGTGCCCAGGTTGTTCACGTTGATACCGCCAGTCGGAGAGCGTCCGCTGAGAACCGGAGCGCCAAGAGTCGCGCCAGTGTCCAAGAAGCGGTTCTGAGCCGCCATGACGTTGACGCCACCGACCTGGAACGTATTCGTGAAGAAGTCCCAGAAATAGATCAGTTCATCCGCCAACTGCAACTCATAGTGAGTGATACCGCGAATGGCGTAGTTCCAATGGAACACATCGCCCCGGCGATAGTTCTGCGGGTCGGAGCGGCCAAGCTTACCACGCATGTAAGCAATGGCCTGCTGTGCTTCGCCGGTCTGGCGATCGCGGACCACGCCGTACATGGTGAACAGGTTATCTGCACCGGCCCAGCTATAGAACAGGCCGCTGATTTGCGGCGTCCAGCCGGCGATGACGAACGTCGATTCCAGACGACCGACGATCGTGTCGATCTCGATGGTGATCGGCGCGCCACCGGCTCGATGGTCGACGAACTGGTTATCGAGGGACGGAAGCTTGACTTCCGTCAGTACAAGATGGTTCGAATTGCTCTCGTCAGCGCTCTCCGCGCCGCAGAACAGATTGGCCATTTCTAAAGTCAGAAGCGGATTGGGCACTTTCGTGACTCCTTTTAGTTAAGTGTTGAATTTCGACCTTACTACTCGCATGTGGGAAGCAAGACGCGACTTTTTTGCGCCTCGCCCCACATAGCGAGTTATCTTGTCGACTACTATCGCATAGACGCAAGCCATTATGCTAGCTAAGTCCTTGATATTAAAGGACTAAGCGCCGACATTGAGTTGTTGAGCTAGCTGCCCAATCATCGCGTCGATGGCAGGCTTATAACGCGCCGTGATCACAGTGATGCGTTTCAGGACCGGCGGCTCTTCCGCGTCGAATCCTACAACAAGGTGTCCGAGACGAATCTCGTCCGCCGAGTTGAAGCTGGCATTGAACTCCATCTTGTAATCGATGATCTGCTCGCGAGCCTTGAGCGTACCCAAGAAATCGCTGATCGTCGCCAAGATGTTGATGATGGTCTGACGCGTGATGTTGGTGCGTCCGAGGAATACGCGCAGCGCCGGCATCAACGACAGGTTGATGTAGTCGGCACCTCGCTTAACATTGTACATTTGCCACAACGGATCGTCGCCGGCATTATCCGTACCGACGAACACGAAGCCGCCGGACGAGATCGCGTTTTCTACGCCAATCAGGCCACGAATGACAATGCCGAGATTGCCAGCGAGAAGCTGCTGACCTTCGACGCTGCCGTCCGTAAGGCTGAACGAGATAGTACGCGCCGGACCAACGACACCTTGCACCGGCTGATTGGCAGCCGAATGGAAGGGGTAGCCAGTAGCAAAGTCGCGAGCGATCAGGATGCCCGCCACACGCGGGGAAAGAGGCCGTACGATCACCGCTCCGGAAACCGGATCAATGACTTTGATACCACCAGACAAAGGAATAATCCTTTGACTATTTATTGTGTCTCTCCAGTTGAGATCGCCGATGTAGGACGACCCTGCGCTTTCCACGATGGCATGACCGATGAGGATATCCAGCACCGGAGTCAGCATCGCCACGATGGGGTTGGCACCGAGAGCAATAGACGCCGTGACCTGAGCCTGCACCGGGTTGCCTGCGGCATGACCACCCGTGAGGGTCGGGCCAGACAGCGACAGACCGGTGACCGTGCTCTGAAGAGTAAACGCGTTGGCCGCGCTATTCTCCGCTTTGGTCGTGATGGTGATCGTTCCTGCGTTGAGCCCGTAGGTGCAGAGGAAGATGTTGGAGTCCAGGCTGTTATTGAGGAACGTCAGCAGGTTGGTCAAGGTAACATCGAGAGACAAGCCGAGAGTGACTTGATCGCCGTACGGCGTAACGTTGGCAGCCAGCGTAAAGCTGTTGCCAGCGGTGCCGGTCGACTTATAGACGATCGTCATGATGTAGTTGCCGACCTTGGCATAGGTACAGAGGCTGACCTGACTGTCCGCGGACGCATTCAGCATGGTGACCAAGGCCGTGATGGTCAGGTCGAGAGTCGCACCAATGTTCACTTCAAGGTCCTTGCCGCCCGTCAGAGTCGCGCCGGAAGGCGTGGCATGAGAGGCAGGTGACGAAGAAGCAGCCAGCGTAAAGCTGTTGCCCACGACGAAGACCGTCTTGAAGGTGATGCCGAGCGTAGTGCCCGCCGTATTGACGTAGGTGCACTTGCTGATCTGCGTGTCAGAGCTAGCAGTAAGGAACGTCACGAGGTTGTCGATGGTTCCAGACAGGTTGACACCGCTGATTTGCACCTGGTTGCCTGACGGCGTGCCTGACACGAAGGTCACGACAGTGCCGTTGAACGTCAGGGTGCTGTTGGCCGCTGGCTGCTGGCTGAACAGGAAGTTTCCCGTTGCCTGCGCGCCCGCTGCGACTGCGCCCGATGCCTTGAACATGACTTCACTGCCGTTCAGCGTAATCGTGTCCAGAGGAGTCGGGTTCACAAAGAACTCAATGGAGCCGTCTGCGTTGATGCCGATGGCGCCGCCGGTCAGGGTGGCATGGTTAGGACGCGCGCCGGGTTGCGTGCCCGTCACGAACTCCACGACCGTTCCGTTGAGAGTGATGGTCGCACCAACGCCGGGGTTCTGCGAAAAGATCAGAGCGCCGACCGCCGGGGCTGCGTCAATTTCCGGGCCGTCAGGCGGAGGCAGGCTGACGATTGGATCATCGGTAAGCCACGCACCGTAGGAGTCGATGTGCAACTGATTGTCGTCAATCTCTCCCGCCGCATTGGCTACCGCATGTGCCACTGGCAGAACCAGGTTGGCGCCGTTGGTCTCCTGGTTGCCAGGAGTGAACAGCAGCTGGTAGATCTGACCTGGAGTATAGCCAACCCCCATCACGTCCGTATGAAGCGTGTCGAGCGAGTTAGCCATCTGGCCGGTGTATCCCGGTGCCAGGATGATGCGAGGAGTGCAGTACAGCATCGCCGGTGCCTTGATGAAAGCCCACACACCGGTTCCGGCGGTGCTTTGACCCATGATCTTGGCGATGGTCTGCTGGAGTTTTAGGTTGGCGTCCGATGAAGTGCCGTAATCGGTACGGACAATGACCAATTGGACTGCCGTCTGGAAGTCCGTCATTTGGTCGTTAATTCCTTCGATCGCGTCGAGGATATATCCGTCCGACTCCCCACCACCCACGGTGAGGTCTTTCGCCAAGTTGGTGTCGTTGCTGAACCGCAAGACGGGTGTGTTCAAGGGGAACTTCACCGGGTCCGCAGTGGAGCAAGGGCCAACGATCCCCACGACGTCCATGTTGGCGCCGAGTACGGGGATTGGTTGGTCATCTTGCTGGATAAACTGTAGGCCGAATACAGGTGCCGTCATTTGTAAGCTCCTTTATCGTGAGACGGAAGTTGAGCCCTGCTTGACAACTGCTCCTGTCTTTAATATTTCAGAGTCATGCGAGACAGACAGCAGCATCTCAAAAACCTCGGCAAGCAAAAGCGTCTAAGCCTGAAGAGGCAACGCTTTAACAGCCTCACCGTGGTTAAACTTGTTGAACACATCAAATTTGAACTTCACGCTGCTATGGATGTATTCACTAAAGAAAATCTGGAAGCGCACCCTCGCCTTCTTCATCGCAAACTGACAGGCGGCAAGACATTGCTTGAGATTGTTGCTTCCGGAGGAAGTGGTTCAGAGGCCGCACGCACGCTTGTTAGTATTCTGAAGGTCGAAGCTGAGCAAAGAGATGTTTTGACTAAGACGTTCGCAGACAGGCGTCGGTCAAAAAATGTTGACCTTGGGCTACCGCCCCTTAATAACGCATAATCACAACTTATCACAAAACTGTTACCAATAATCACAGCTATAAGCTGTTTTTCGGGAAGCGCAGGGCGCAATCCATCAAAAGTCAAAAGTTGGTGTAGCAATTTCCAACGGCGTCATATCATTGATGCTCTGATCCCCGCCATACAGTTTCAGCGTTATGACAGGTCTCCGGTTCTGGACGGTTGATGGATCGGTGTAGATCTGAACCAGACGCACGAAAGCCGTGCTGTTCTGATCGGGCTGTATCGGACTGACAACTATGCCCTGCACACCATCTTGGCTAAGCTGCACATTGTCTATGTTAACTTCGGACATTTCTTTTTCTCGCTCTCATTGCGGTGGTATCAAGGCGAACGACGCGATATTGCACGAGTCTATACCTACATTGAGCACGGCTCCAGAGATCCCATTCTGTGTTCCGGCGACCGGCACTACGATGTCGAACCAGTCGCTGAAATAGCTAACCGACCCTCCACCGACAGTTGGGTAACTGATGCTATTACGCAGCGTAAATCCTGGATGAGTATAAGAGGCATCGCTGCTGCCATATCCATCGGCGCCGCTTCTAGTCACTCCCCAATTGACCACTGTCTCGTTGGCAAAGCTGGTGGTGACTGAAGATGCCGTCGTAGTGTCGGTGGTCACCCTGTTGTCTGCGCCCTCTAGCGGCGTTCCACTGGTACAGCCGCGATAGGCAAACATCTGCGCAAAGCCGACACTGCCGCTGGTGATAGCAAAGAGCGCATTGCCGCTCTCGCTTCCATTAGAGCGATACCAGCCAATATTGCCGGAGATCGTCCAGCCCGAAGCCGACACAGTGACAGATCCTCCTGGAGAAGTGAATGAAAGTGCGATCAGCACCACGTCTCCGACCTGCAACGCGTCCGGCCACGACACCGCCATGCTTGAGCCGCTGGACGACATAAAATTGGTAGCAGTGCCGATCGAGGTCAACACAGGCGGCGGCGACACGACCGCACCCAGCACGCCGCGAGTAGATGGCAAGATCAACATCAGACGCAGTCGCCACTCAGCACATACACGGCGCTGGTTCCACTGCTATTGCTCACCACCTCAAGCGATACCATCGCGTATTGGCCTGCCGTCTTGGTCTTGTTCTGGCGATTGCGCAGCGTAGCTCCAGAGCCTGCCGTAAAAGTTACCTGCCCAGCACCGCCCTGGTAGCACAAAACGTTCCAGCCCTTGGCCAGACTGTTAGGGAGAGTGACCGTGATAGCACCGGAGTTGGTGAATGTCACGGTCTTGCCGTAGTCAGCCGTCTGCATCGTGTAGGTGATGCCAACCTGGTCGTCGAACACCGCTGCTATTTGATTGCTGTTAATGGTCGCCGACGCGATGGCCGAGGTCACCGAGGCGGGAGTAGCGAAGTCACTGGCGGGATGCGTTGCTGCATCCCCAAGACCCAGATCAGTACGAGTACCGGCTGCGGAGGTTTCCGCAAGCAGCGTCTGCCCGAAACTGTTCAGGGTGATGAGCGTGAAAGCTCCTGGACCAGTAGAACCCAGCAACTTCCCGGCAGACAGAGTCAATGCAGCCAAAGATGTAAGCTGAGCATTGAGAGGTTGCTTGCCTGCTATGTTTGAGTCAACATACACCGTACTGGCCTTGGCAGCCAGGTCGCTAGAGAGATTCGCTATATCGGACTCATTCAGGGTCACCACGCCGGTCTTGCCAGCAACGGAAGCCACGGGACCTGCTTCTATGGCCGTCTGCAATGATTGAATCTCAGTCACGATGCCGGCCACCTGATCCTCGCTGGCGGAGGCCGCCAGGGCCGATTGACGAGCATCTGCCAGGATACCCAGCATCGCCGGAAACACAGCGCTGCTGCAACTGATGGACCACTTGGTGCTGGCTTCCGCCTTAGATGCGTACACGCAATGCGTGGCCAGGATGCCGTTGCTGGGGTTATAGCTGGTAAGACTCAAGATGCCCCAGTTGTCGCTATCATTCTCATCCATGGCTAGTAGCCACGGAGTAGGAGTGAATACAGAGAGTCCAGGAGACGTAATCTCGAACTGAATGTCAACATCCACATTCAGCGTGATAGATTGACCTTCTGCCAGCGCGACCAGAAAACCATTCGAGGCCGCGGCCTGAAGCTCGGTCAACAGAGGCCCTAGCACAGTGTTAATACGCTGAAGACCTATTGCGACCAAGGTGTCCGTAGTGGCGCTGAACGCCTGCTGTTGAGTGTTGAGCGAGTTGATAGCTCTCGCTATGACCGCCCATCTATTATTGAAGAACAGGTAGTCAAGCGTCAGGCCTGACGCTGGAACATTCAAATCCGACAGGTTGATCAGATCGGTCATATTACGTACCCTGCTTCAGCCGATGCGAATCTGCACCATCGGTCCATATCGCTCCGGTGCCATCGGCAGGGTCAGCCGTAGCCAGCTTAGGCCAGTGAACGCCGAGTGCGTGAATATTGTTGAAGTACTTGTTACCGGCTGCGTCGACGTCGTAATAAATATTCAACTGCCCGCTGCCGGTGGCGACGTTATTACCAGAGATGTAGCTAGGCTGATAATCCACCAGGATGTCCTGGCCTCCAGATCGCGACCCTGCCGGAGCCACCACCACGCCAATCAGCGTGGTGACCTTTCCTGCGGACTCAGTACCTCCATAGAGGTGGATCGATGACTGATACGAGCCAGCATTAGTGAAGACACCACCAACTCGGCGATATATCTGGTTGCTGAGGAAGCGAATGCCGTCGATGCTCCACGTGGACACCTGATTGTCAATGTCGATAATGTCCGGAACCAGAGTCGCCTGGAACTGTGCTTCGGAGTCTTCGATCGAATAGGTCGTGGTCGCGTCTGGGGTGACAGACCAGTTAGGAGTAATGTTGGCAACCTTTGTGGACTTGTTGATGGCAGTACACAGCCGCGTCTGTCCTGAGCCGGTGCCGCTTGTAGTACGGATGTTATAGCCCTTGAACTCGTCTGTCGTCGTGGTCAATCCAGCCGCCAGCTTGATAGTGCTTGTGGAGCTACCAGTCTGTGCCGTGCCGGTGATCGCCGTGCGGCCTCCAAACACTCCCCAATAGTCGGCTGCCGTTACGCCGCTGCAACTGATCATCGTTGCGTGCGTACCAATTCGATAGGCGGCCTTGTGCGAACCCAAGATGTTGATGACACGGCAGCGACTCAGCAGCACCGCTGCTCCACCAGCCAAGGCAAACCCATGACCTTTGTTAGAACTCACGACCACATTATTAAGCTCGTGAGAGGTATGATTTGCAATATCTATGGCGTTGCCGTCTGCGGTGATTTGCATATTGGCAAACAACGAACTGATGATCTGCGTGCTTGAGCTTGCGTATATGCCACGACCAGAGGCAGCCGCAGTCGAGGTATCGATATTGAAGTTTCGGAAAACTCCAGTGAACGTCGAGCCGGCTATCGTGATCGCATCTCCAGCCCCGGTCATCTTGATGACAGACCTCGTACCACCCGCGCCAAGCCATAGCTGGCTATGGTAGGTGGCTTGATTCAGCGTGATGCCGGTGGACGTAAGGAATGTTCCTTCCGGCATTATTATTGAGTAACCCAGATTGTAGTCTGCGGCGGCCAAGTTGAGGGCTGCTGTATCGTCTGCCACCCCGTCGCCGGTGGCGTTGTAGAAGCTGACCAGGTCGCGAATGACCGGCGGAGCTTGCATTCGCCCAACACGGTTGGCCGAATCATGACCAAGAACCGCGGTCAGCTTCCTATTGGGATAGCTAGACAAAATTCCCATGGTTTCACACCACCACTGCTTGAGATTTATTTTCGTCGTAGATCAACGATGAACTCTCATCGAACAGGAAATACAAATTCACAGACTGTCCGATAGGGGCATGATAGGTCTCATCGTAAATAGGACCCATAGCCTCGTCCTCTATCTCGATAGAGTTCTCGTCATCGATGATAGTCGACATTACGTGCTGCCGTACTTTTGAAGCTGTTGCACGACATATGGACTTACAGAACCATCCTGAGTTCCATCCAACTCGAGGTAGCAGGTAGACTGAGGCGACGGCAGGTTCCAGATAAATGTACGCGTCAACGTACCATCGTCATTGGTAACATCTGTGGCACTATCGGAAGCACGTCGTGTTCCTGGCAGTGTCCCATAGTTGACGTAACTCAGGAGCGTCTGGTGAGCCGACACGAAGCCCTTGACCTTAACCACCGCCTTGACGTGGTTCATGGTGCCGCCACCACCCCACGGAATCTGATTGCTGATATAGTGGAAGGTGCTGGCACGCAGCGCATGGATCTTGACCTGAGATTGAACCAGGGATATCGCAGGCATGATGTCGGTCGTACCCGTGAAAATCATCTTCATGGGCATCAGGGTCACGCTGGACCCAAACGGCGGCGTATTGGGGTCGCCATCGAACTTCTTCCAGACTCCGGCGATTTGTCCATAAATCGACAGATCAGTAGCATGCGGCACCAGAGAGTCGGCAAGCACGTCCACGTCCTCGATACCACCAGACAAGGAAACCGATTGTAGCTGCACCTCCTGACGGACTATGCCGCCGATGTTGGAGGTTTGTCCCTGCCATTGTCCCCACGTCGCATACCAGAGTTTGAATCGAAGCGATTTGGGATTACCGGGCCAAATATAGAGGCCGGTCGAGGACGACACCCACCAAGCACCCTGGTGGACTGCGAAACACTCGTAGCGATCGCTAATGCAGAACTGATGGTCGTACGTAGTCAGGAAGTGGATCGCATACTTTCTGCCGGCCTCCAGGAACACGGGGTCGAACTTAATGCGAAGCTCATTAATGAACACCGGAATGGGGATGACAGTAGGTGGACCATTAGGATTCGGCTCACCCACGAACTCAAAGACGTCTCCGATGAACACGGTGTCCTCGAAGTAGCCTTGTACGGTTGGACCATCCAACACGACTCGGCGAATGCCGTGAGTCAAGTTAGGAGTACCGTCGTCGTCGCACATCGTAATGAAGCAAGTGAGAGGCTGCGCGAGACGATTGAACATAAAGACGGAAACACCATTCAACCACCCGTCTTGGGCGTTCAGGAACGTCTGAGATACGTGGTTGCCAGAGTGCGAGAAGTTGTCGAACACCCTGGACCAGTAGAACTGGTCGCAGAAGTCATTCCAAAAATACTGGAACCTGTTGCCGCTGTAGACGCACCAATCAGGACTCGGCGCGTGCAAGTGCGTATCAACGTTGGCAATCGCAGTCCAGCTTTCCGAGTCGAACTGTAGATTCCAGAAGATGCCATCATAACCAGCCTGCGTCTTCCAAACATCAGCATCGCCGCTGACCAAGAATCTTGGGCCGCAGCGCCATCGCTCGCGCACCGGATGAAGGTGACGAAGCGTGAAGCTCCAGAATGTGTACTGAAGAATACGGTCTTCGATCCAATCAAAGTCTGGGAACGAACAATCCATTCGCACGCGTTGGCCGGACGGCCTCGGGATTATGAAACCGGCTGGATCGGAACAAATCAGCACGCCGGGATCGCTCGGGTTCAACAGATTAAGCGTGGTAACGGTTGCGTCACTAGTGCCGGGGAAGCGAAGTCCATCCGCGATAGAGGCGTTGTAGGCTCCGTCCACGCTGCCAGTGATATCGCTCTGCGTAGTGTCGATGAAGTAGTCGGTCCCAAGATACTGGTAGGTCGTTTGATGGATCAAGGCCCATATGACGTTGACCAAGTCCACCAATTTCTGGAAGTCTGACTTGAGGACGTAGTTGTCGAAGCGTTTCGCCAGGGCTGCCAAGGCAGTCTGAAGCGTAGCAATCAAGGCCGCCATCTGCGCAAAGCCGACTTCGAGGGCCGCCACGCGCGCGGCCAAGTCCTGCACACTATCGATTTGGTTGGAAGTCACCTGTTGGATGGACACGATACCGGTAGGATCTACCAGCACGTAAGCCACAACCAAGTCGGAAGAGTCAACGGACGGAAACTGAGGGTTAGGAGACTCGACGCCAGGAATGATATCCAAGTTGAGGTGACGAGTGGTCTCCATGGCGACCGACTCTGGCTGAGATTGTCCCGTGTCCGCATCGATAATGAAATCGCGCGGCTGGATATCCTCGTTGATCACCGTACCCCAGCATACGACGGCTATCTGCTTCTTCTGAGTAACCGGCAAACTGTTGAATAGGTCAATGGTGGTGGCCACCTCGCTTCCAAAGACGGCTCCTGCACTGTACAGACGGCCAGTCGTGATGCTGATCTGAGTAGTAGCCAGCTTAGTAACGGTTAGGCCAGAGTAGGCCATCCCAGACTCAATAGCATCTAGGACTATGTGATCAAGAGAGTCCTGGGTGAACTGCTCCAAATTGTTGAAGTCAGCAGCCTGGACCTCCTGATTATCGCGGAATATTACGAGGTGCTCCACAGCAGTCTCCTATTTGAGTAGGTTTACCGGTCTACATCGTGTTGGTTATGTGCTGCCATACTTTTGCAGTTGGGAGACCACGAACGGGTTACCGGTGCCGTCCTGCGTTCCGTTTAATTCGATGTAGCATGTGCTTTGCGCCGATGGCAGGTTCCACACGAACGTGCGAGAGATCGTGCCGTCGTCGTCTGTAACATCAGTGACCGTATCGGCCACTCTTTGAGTTCCGGGCAGCGTGCCGTAGTTGACGTAAGCTGTCAGGGTCTGATGGGCGCTAACGAAGCTTTTCATGCGCGCCACAGCCTTGACGTGGTTCATGGTGGCGCCACTGCCCCACGGGATCTGGTTACTAATGTAATGGAAAGTGCTAGCTCGTAATGAATGCACAGTCACCTGAGACTGCACCATGCTGATAGCCGGCATCAGGTCTGTCGTGCCAGTGAAGACCATCTTCATCGGTAGCAGTGTGACGTTCCCTGCAAACTGCGGAGTATTCGGGTCGGAGTCGAACTTCTTCCAAATACCTCCGATTTGTCCGTAAATGCTGAGATCGGTGCCGTGCGGCACCAGAGAGTCGGCAAGCACGTCCACGTCCTCGATGCCGCTAGAGTACGTCAGCGGAGACAATTGAACCTCTTGACGAACCACGCCACCAAGATTGGTTGTCTGTCCCTGCCACTGCCCCCATGTCGCGTACCAGAGTTTGAACCTAAGTGACTTCGGGCTACCGGGCCATATGTAAAGTCCATTGGCAGACGACACCCACCAATGCCCCTGATGCACCTGAAAGCACTCGTAACGATCGCTGATGCAGAACTGATGGTCGTTGATGGTCAAGAAGTGAATGGCGTATCTTTTCCCGGCTTCCAAGAACACGGGGTCAAAGTTGATGCGCAGCGGGAAGATGAATGTCGGAATAATGATCTGATTATTGGGCTCATTGATTACGATGTCACCAACCAGTTCTGCGCTGCCAAAGCTAGCCTGTATCGTAACGTCATCCAGCACAACTCGGCGAATGCCGTGAGTTAAGTTAGGGGCGCCATCCTCGTCACACATCGTGATGAAGCAGGTGAGCGGTTCAAACAACTGGTTGAACATGAACACCGTAATGCCGCTGAGCCAACCATCCTGTGCATTCAGAAATGTCTGCGCTACATGGTTTCCAGAGTGCGAAAAATTGTCGAAGTTGCGGGACCAGTAGAACTGATCGCAGAAGTCATTCCAGAAGAACTGGAACCTATCCCCTCTGTACACACACCAGTCAGGGCTGGACGGATGCAACTGCGTGTCACTATTTGCGATGGTCGCCCACGTTTCTGAATCGAACTTTAGATTCCAATAAATGCCGTCGTAATCTGCTTGGTTCTTCCAAACATCGGCATCGCCGTTAGCCAAGAAGCGTGGCCCACAGCGCCAGCGTTCTCTGACCGGATGCAAATGACGAAGGACAAAGCTCCAGAACGTGTACTGAAGGATACGCTCTTCCAGCCAGACGAAGGACGGGAAGGAGCAATCCAGGCGGACTCGCTGACCAGATGGACGAGGAATCACGAATCCAGCAGGGTCGCTGCATATCCGCACACCAGGGTCTGCCGGGTTCAACAGACTTAGGGTAGATATCGAGGTGGTGGATGAGCCAGGGAAGCGCAAACCATCTGCAATAGTTGCATTATACGCCCCATCAACATTGGCCGTGGTAGCGCTCTGCGTCGTATCAACAAAATAGTCAGTACCCAAATAGATGTAGGTCGCCTGATGGATCAACGCCCAAATGGTGTTCACCAAGTCCACGAGCTTCTGAAAATCAGTCTTGAGCGTGTAATTCTTGAATCTCTCCGCTAGCCCGGATAAGGTTGTCTGTAGCGTAGCTATTTGCGCTGCGGTGTTGGCAAGGTCAGTAACAATGATATTGGCGCGATCAGACAAGTTCTGGATATTCGCCAATTGATTAGCAGTAACCTGTTGAATAGAAACGATGCCGGTTGTATCCACCACCACGTATGCCACGGCCAGATCAGTCGCACCGACCGTAGGTATCACTGGAATAATCGCTTCGTTGCCGACCGTGAGTCCTAAATTGAGCAATCTAGTAGACTCTAGCGATACCGCTTGAGGCTGCGACACCCCAGTGTCCGCATCGATAATGAAATCACGCGGCTCAGGGTTCTCGCTGACCGTATTGCCGTGACAGACTATCGCAATCTGCTTTTTTTGGGTTACCGGTAGACTCGTATACAAATCAATCGAGACCGTCTCCTCGCTGGCGTATACCAGACCAGAGCTATACAGTCGTCCAGGAGTAACGCTAACCGTGGTTGGTCCTGACTTGGTAACCAGCAATCCGGTATAAGCCTTGCTCTGCTCAACCGTATCAAACACAATGTGATCAATGGAGGCCTGCATCCAGGTCTCCATGTTATTGAAGTCGGCTGCTTGAGCCTCCTGGTTATCGCGAAAGATTACGGAATGTTCCACCGGGTTCTCCTCACGCGTTGATGAAGTCAACGTCAATGTACTGCCCGATGCGGAAGCTTCCATCGAGAGGCAGACTGTCATTAGTGTTTATGATGCGCTTCACCTGAGTATCGAGGTGAACCGTATCGCGAGCGGCCATCGAAGCGGTGACAGCGCGACGCAGCTTGTCCAGCGTCGCAGTACTGCCCTTTTTGATGAAACCGTTAATGTGTCCATTGCAGCGCATCGCCCATCGCGGCCACTTGCCATCCATGTTGATTTTCAAACGCGCTGTGTAGTTCTGAATTCCAAATTGCGCTTGTCCCACGTAAGAACCAGCCTTGCGGTTATCAGGAGCGCGAAGAGGGTCCCACAAGTACCACTGTTCGTAGATATAGCGGCCGGCTTTGGTAGGCGGCAGAAACTTACTGGCAATGAACTGATCTTTTCCACTAGGATAGAACTTATACTTAGCATCGCTAGCGTGTTGCTGCGCCACGAAGTTAGGATTGACATTGATCGGATGTAGCTGCGGAACGATGGTTGTGTACTGAGCCTTGAATTGCGTCAGGTCCAAACTGCCGTCGCGCGGCACTCTAATTATGATTCCCTTATCTGGACCAAGGGCGCCGAGGAATATGGCGAACTTATTACCGGGACGCTGAAAACTCTGAGCAAGCGGAGCCTTGCCGTGCCAGCCGAGATACCACTTGTCGCCCTTGTGGGATGGCAGCGTAACCTCGTCGAATATCGTGACCTTGCTGACTCCCATGTCCTCGCCTACCACCACACGAAACGTCAGGTCTGTCTCGGTGTTGGTGCGTGGCTCATACAGACGCGCGAAGCGCATGTATTTGCTTCCAGCGTTGGCATCTGTAGTGTAGAACTTGCGCAGCGGGCCATAGAAGTTGCCATTCTTGTTGCGCGGCTTGACCCCAGTCACCGGGTTCTTGGGAAACTTGCAGCAAAAACACAAGTACAGAAGCTGCACCGGAGTCGTATACGGATAGATACGAAGCTGCTGAAAGCGAGCCAAGAACGCAGCGCGTTCCGCCAGCGTCAAAGACTTGCCCGGATAGAACTTCGACGGAGGCCGATGCGCCTTGAGCACCTTCCCTCCTACGGCATCGACAAAATTGCTAGTGCCTAGAAGACTGCCGCGTTGATACTTGAGCGTCCATTGATTGGCCACCCACCATCGCTTGAAGTCGATGCCCCAATCATCCTCCCACAAATTGATTCCCATCGCCCAAGCGAGATAAGGAAGATTGCGCTCGCTTACACGATATGGGTTCCATTGGTCGCTGACCAACTCCGCATACGTGGCCGTGAGACGAAACGCGCCTACGTCTGCCCACGCCTTCTCCAATCCGCTGGCACTTCTATACAGCAGGTCAGAGCCTGCCGTCATCAAGATGCCCTGATTTATCGGATCGGTAGTTCCCAAAAGGTTGATGAACGAAGCGGTCTCTATACCCGGAGAACCGGCTTGCAGATCGAAGCCCCTTAGCGAGTAGGGCATGATCGGCACGCCGATGCTGGCAGGAAGCGTCGCTAGGTAGGTGGCTCCTAAGTGATGAATGGACACGTCACTGCACCAATGACTTATCCATATGCAACGCAGCCAGCGCGGCCTGCTGTGATTCCAGCAACTTAGTCAAAGCCAACTCCCGTGCGGGAGTCATCTTCAACGAGCCGACAATCTCCAACGCAAGGTCATAGTAATCCCGGCACAGTTGGATATGTATCTCTTCTGCGTTGTCATACATTACTTCTAAAGGGCTCATTCGCCGAATCCAGCAAAATGCAGTCTAACACTCAGCACCTTGATCACGCCTGACTGACTAACCACCACGTCTTGCGTGGGGCTTAGAATATTCACATTGTATACGCCAGCCTGCGCCAACGCACCGTTGAGCGCGAGCATGGTCAAGTCGGCTCCCAGCCAGCGGACGGCATCTATCAACGCCAGCACCGCAGCCTGAACCTCTTGCATCATGGTCGCCACGTCAACTCCTGGAAACAGCTTGATCTGCACATTAATGGCTGTAGTCACCAGCCTAGGAGCAACCACGTTGAGCCAGTCGGTAAGACCCATGCGCGCCTGATCCGGAGCGTGAATAAAGTCGTAGACTGCGCTGATCTGTTTACTGGTCGGAACCGGCGTGCCGCTATCCACGGTGACGTAATCCCCGGTCGCAGGTTCTATGCTGCTTACGGGAGTATAATTATCCTGCACAATCGGCACAAAGACCCTGCCAGTACCGGGCGTGGTCAACGCCGCGGCATGCTTAAGAGGGTTCTCGCCGGCAGGCATAGGAGTGGACAGGGCCCAGAACACATACGATTCATAAGTCGCCTGTCCCGGTCCATTGAGTGAGAGGATGCTAGGGCTGTTCCACAGCCGCGTGCGATACGCTGCATCTTTCTCGGTCGAAGCCACCAAGGCTCCTGCCGTGATCTGCGCCTGCGTCAATACATTGCCTTTTGCATCGTATTGAAGACGCGGCACACCGTAAGGATAACGACTAGCTATGGCATCCAGATCGCTGCCAACCGCAAATGCCATGGTCACCGCGCGAGCCGCTTGATTGACACGGTCACGTACCAAAAGCTCAAAGAAAGCCTCAAGCTCAGCCTGTATCTTGATCGGATCAAACTCTAGAAGGTCTACGTCGTATTGTGCCGCATTAGGAGGGTCATACTTGGCCCACAACGCCTTGAACTGCTGCATACGATCGAAGATGATCTTCTCAGTATCAATACTCTGTAGCACCTGCATAGGCGGCAACAGCGAAGGCTGTATTACCGAGAACCTAGTCGGTGTAGTACTGACAAGATTACCAGGAAGACTTACGGCAGTGGCCATTACACGCTAACTCCAAGCGGCCTTACATCCCAGAACTGGCCGCCTCTACCTGAGATGGCACTTAGTTTGCGCTCGTATGGCGTAAAATCGCCTACGGTAGCGCGCGGATAATATTGCCCTTCCGTACGAAAGATAGCCTCTCCAAGACGCACCAAATCAGCAGCAGCCAAGCTGGTGATCTGAGGTTTATAATCAGAGAGGGCACTACCCATGTAGAAAACCTGCTTGATACGATAACGCGGCTCCCAAAGGTCCAGCGATGTGCTGATCGCCCAGAAGAACCGCGTTATGATGCGAGGAACGGTGCTCTCACCAAGAAGGATGGGCACAAAGCTGCCTACCCAGCGACGAAGCACGCGCTCGTGAAATGGCGTGGCGAAGATCACCGACATGGACTGCTCTACATGCTTCCAACCACCGAGAAACCTGCCGGTAAAGCGGTCCACGCCGTTACCGGCGGGAGCGATGATGGCCCTCTTGTTGTACAGGTCGGGCCATATCGCCATGATCTCATTATAGAACTGCGCGGTGGTCGGGTTTTGAAACTCGAGCCCGGTACTGGGGTCGAGCAGGATGCTGGGAGTCCCGATCGGCAGAGAGTCGCTAGCCATGTAAGTCTTATGACACCTTCACCAGTGATCCGCCTGTCACGTAGAACGATGCCTGCTTCTCAGTCAGACGTACATACTGCTTATTGCCCTTGGCGTACGCCTTCGCTCCGGATACAGCCTCACCGCGAAGGTCGGGCCGATGATGTGGGTCCACGATCTCGTAAACGAACGTGTCCGGCACGCGCTTAGCCGCTAGCCTTGCGGCGCGATGATGTCGCGGTGCCTTGTTGTGCTCTTTCTTAGCCATATGTGGTTCTCCTTTTTTGAGGTCTATGCTACTTGACTGCCGCCGCTCTGCCGGTCTTTTGAGTAAGAAGAAGATGGCGGGAACTGCTCAGGCTTGGCTATCACGCGCGGCTCTGTGATAAACATCTTTGCTGGAGTCTCCCAGCATAATTTTTGTGGATTCTTAAGGCCGCGCTGACTGTACGTAGAGTCTTTGTTGACCCAGTGGTGACCATCTCCATTTACCGAGTGCCACACGCCGTCTTTCTCGCTCACTGCGTGATACCAAACGGACTGGCCGCCTCCAGGGTTCAAATCACCACCGCCCCCGCCTTGGCCTCCTCCAGAAGTGATGTAGGTCTCGTTGTAATGGTGGTCTGCGCCTTGCGTACTATTGTTGCCACCCTGCCCCTGACTGCCGCCGCTGTTACCGCTTCCTCCGGCATTTGCCATGACTTGCGGTCGATTGTTGGCGGTGTAGACATTGCCGTTTTTCTTGGCCTGCCCATTCACGCTGTCGGCGTGCTTGGGTCGATCCCACTTCGGGTTGCTACGCGCGAACGACATGGCAGAGACCATGTTGCCAAGTCCGTTGGAGATAACGCTGCCACCGATCTGCGGCTGGCGCGCCTCACTGTCTCCGCTGTTATCGCTAGTAGGCGTGAATGGACCAATAAGTTGCGAGTCGCTAAGCCCGTACAGCCCAATGCTGTTACGTATTTTCTGCTCGAACCCACACGGGCCGTCGCCGCTAGACACCTCGAAAATGGTGCCCATCTTGGAACTGACCTGCCCAATCAGGGCGTTAATCTTGGACTTGAAGGCATCTGCCATCTGCGACATGGTTTGCATTACGGTATCACCTTTAGCTCTACTGCCATCTCCTCCAATACTTTCTTAGCAAACTGCCTACCGGTAAGAAGCTCTGGAGGAGCTGCTCCGGGTTGACCAAACGTAACCTCCAGTCTGCGAGTACTGGTCCAACTTTGAAGGACACATCTGCATCGCGGATGTACAGTGTTGGTGTATTCCCAGTCTCCCGCAGGCGGAGTTGGTGGCTCATAATTTTCCCACGCATGCCGCATATCATCGATCTCTCCCATGGTATATGGAGAGTTGGCAGCGGCTTCTTCGCATCGCGGACAAACGCTCTCGTCTTCCATCGTCACTAACTTGACCAAGGTCTGCTGCTCGAAGGCGCCTGTATCTCGATGGTCCCAGTTGCGCTCTCCGTAGTCGGTATCGGTTCTAACAATCCGACTGGCATCCATAGACCAGGACAGGTCTTGGGGATTGGCCTCCTTAACATCGATCAAGGCCGCTACCTCGTCAACATCCAGATCATACTGCTCTGCATAGAACTTCGCCGCGTTGGTCCGCACAAGCTCGCCGTATGCATTCAAGGCGCGAGCGCTAGCCACCTTGGTTTTGCGCGGTATATCATCGATGTATCGCGCCCACCTAAGCAGGTCTTCAGCATGCGTTTCGACCGTAATCATGATGAGGTCGTAAAGTCAGGGTCGTAGAACCAATAAATCCGCATCTTGGATGGCAACCAGTGCATGATCGCCGCCCGATTTGCCTCGTAAGCATTAATCGCCTTCCACACGTTCTTAGGGTCTGTATAGACCTGCGTAGTAATATCGCGATCGTCTGCCGCCGTGATCCTCATGACGATGTGGGCTCCGTATCTAAAACCTTAAGTTCGCTTGGTTGGTCATCGACCTCGTAAAGCGGGGAATCACCGGCCAACAAGATACGTGCCGCAGCCGTATCAAGTCCGAGTATCGCCTGCCCCTGTCTCCAGGTAGGCCACGTCTTCGCCGGCTGTAAAAGACGCTCCACCAGCGATGCAGTGTCCATCAAACCCTCTATAGGCTTCTGCCTAGCCAACCTTATGAAGTCATTGATGGGGTGCTTCTCGGCAGGAGGGATGCCGAAAGGCAACTCCATATTAGTGTCCCCGATAATGACCAATCTACGGGCTGCGAAGCGAACGCCTTGCCTACTCTGTCCGCCACGTCTACGAGTTATACGATAGACCTTGTACATCAAGCGCTTAAATAAATCACCCCAGTCCGAGTATGGGTCAGTAAGAAGCGCGTTCATGCACTGCGCCTCGACCACATCGCAAGCACTTTCCATACCTTGATCGGTAGCCGCGAACTGAACGGTGATCGGACCATTCACAGTCGCTCGCACTGCACTGGCTATCCCGATCTCCAGAACCACAGACATTTGCCTAGTGGAACGTATAGGCAGATAAATGTCCGCCTTGCCCATCACCGGATTTATATCATCCTGATCTGTGTAAACCAGGATGTACGGCTCCGGGGTCTGCTGACCCTGCAGCGCCTGAGCCAGCGGCGTCATGTCGCTATCATAAACACGAGTCTGCGCCCATGTGCGCTCTCGCAACGCAGCGACCGCAACATAGCGGGTGACCATGCGCAGGATGGACATAACTACTCCTTATCGCCCCGGTCGATTCCGTCCGGCCACTCATAATTGGTCATACCTGCGGCACCACAACATCACCAGCTTGAATACGAACGAGATGGAAGTCAGGACGACCGGTCGCGCTTGGAGCGGGATATGCTATACCATACCACTCATTGCGTTCAGGAAAGAATACTCGATCGTACTCCTTCCACACTAATGGGTCTCCTAACTGCTGCTCGCTGACACTGACCCATACATCCTGCGCCAACAGCGGAGTGCTGCCGCCAAACGCGTGAGCCATGCCAGATTCACCGATGATGGTAGCGCCCGTCCTTACGTAGATCGCAGTACATTTGACCACGCTGCGTGAGGTGTCCAGGCCACCAGAGTCGGTAACTCCAGAAGAGGAATCGGTAGTCCAAGGATAAAAGACCACCGGTTCGCCAAACTGGCCGTCCACTATCGCATCAAGACGTCTCTCGGCATCGCGCCAAATGCTCATACAATAGCCACCGCGACGATGTTGCGATTACGAAGCTGCAAATAGAGTTGACCATAGATGGTCGTAGGCAAAAGATTCTCACCAGGACCAACCATACCCTCTACACCTTCGAATGTACGTCTAGAGAAAGACACATGCCGTTCACCAAAACCGATAGAACTGACGAATAAGTCCGACATACCAGTACCATCGATGGTAGCGTTAGCGGTATTCATCAGCACTAGCGTCAACAGATGCGCGGCATACGTCATACGTGCCAAGACATAATCCTTGGCACTAGGCCACAGAGCAGGCTGCACAATCACATCAGTAACATTAAGTACTGCCGCGATTTGCGGGTCTGTTACTGGAGTAATCTCAGAAAACTGAGACCTGAACGCTGCGATGTCTGTGGCTGTTGCCATTGGATTTATCGCGAAGTTACCGGCCGCTTCTCGACCTTAGACGAGATGCCGGAAATCACAATCGGATGCTTAGGCTTGGGTATGCCACGATTATCAAACCGATTAGACATACGCTCGCGCTGGAAATACGCAATATCAGACGCCAACATATCGATATCACGAAGCGTCTGACCAGGTTGCAGCGTATGACCATTCAGAAAACGGTCAACCACAACGTGATCCTGCGGACGAGGTTTGCCATTCTCTGACGGCTCGCGATCAGAAATATTACTGATGGTCACAACCTGATGATCTGCGTCCAGTCTCTCCTTCGAAGGGATCAGTTGTACGGGTTGCGTGCGTGACCATGAGCGATCAGGTCTCGCAATCTTCGAAATACCAAGGTCCTGCTCTTCCGTAATTGCGGGACGAATGGAAGCCACTTCCGCGTCGACGCTTTCAGCGTACTTTTCGACGTCATCTTTGATATCAGCCATTTAGTTTCTCCTTCTCTACTAGTGCGACAACCTCATCGGCTAGTCCATCGAGGTCGTTCAAGAATGCCACGCACAGCTTGACCATGCGAAGCTGCAAGTTAAAAGATTTACTGTGCAGCATCGTCTCCCGCATTCCGCGGTCAACGATACCTCCCAGGCCGTCGCGTTCAAGGTCCAGCATTGCATCGAACACCGGACGTTGGACATGCAAGCAAGTGCGGATCAGGCCGATAGACTCCATAGCTAACTTGTGACGAAGCTTCAGAGCATAATCGGCCTGTTCCTTTGTCGGTTGATTCAGGCTCGTTGCTTGATCGATCATGAATTCCTCCTCGGGCAGGCTTCACACCCACCGATAGTTTTTGTTGATATAGGGAGAGGGGAGGCCGACGTCATAGACGACGGCCGTCACAACACCCAGAGATGGGAACTAGTGGTCTTACGAGACCCCGTCCATGTAGCGAACTGCTCCCGGACGACGAATCTCAAGGCCGGCGAGCCGGAAAATTCCCGGAACGTCGAACACGAGCGGACCTGTCTGCCAAACCGGCAGGAACTTATGGGTCATTGGAATGTGCATCTTCAGCACTTCCGGATCGCGGGCATACGCGATCATGCGGCCGTTGCCGGAAGCACCGGCAGTGTCCAAGCCGCGAACGCCGCGCATCATCAGCGCCGCACCAGTCTCCTGAGTATATAGGTTGTTTTTGGCAACCCACTCGGAGAGATTCATCGTGGTGTTGGGCAGCTGAGTCATGCTGAGTAGCGTGGTGACGCTGAGCGGCATGAGCAGCGTATTGGCCATTTCAACGGTCAACGACGCCTGCCAGATGTTGGTCAGAACGGAGTTGATCGCCTGAAGAATGGCGGGGATATTCGGCGTGTTGACCAGAGCCTGGAAGGTCGAGGTCTGATTGATGACTGCCGGCGAAGAGTGGTTGGTCAAGCCCAGCCAGTTCTTGCGGGTGTCGCCGTACATCGCCGTATTGTGGACCATTTCCTCATACGCACGGCGAGCCGAAGCTGCGCGCTCGATAGTGAGGTTGGTGTTGGGAAGCATCATCGCTTGCCCAAGCTCTTCCAGGGTGTAGCGATAGCCAACTGCGGCCAATTCGATACCCTGCTCATGCTTCTGACGCATGATGTCTGCGAATGGAACGTCGCGGGCCATATGATTAATCCAGTCCGCGTTTCCAACCATGTCAATCGAGAAGAACGTGATTGACTTGGCCCATTCGTTAGCCGCCGTGTCGATCGGAACGAACTGCGCGTAGTTCAACTCCGGATATTTAATCCGTACGACTTGCGGCTCAATGTAAGATGTTTGAGCAACCAGGAAGGACAATGCCTGCTGGAAGTCATCATTCATGCGATAACGCATCTTAAGTTTCTCCTAATTCCAGGGTGTTGTTTGTCGGTCTTCATTTGCCCTGAGAGAAGACCAAGCTGCGTTGGTTATTTCTGGATACCGAGGCTGATGACGGCGACGTCTCCGGCAATTGCCGAAGTCCGCCAGATGCCGCCGGTCACCGCGGTTGCGGAAGCAGTGCCTCCCGCGAGCGCGCCAGAAGTGCCGGTCACAGTCGTGCCGGTCGTATTGCTGGCTACGGTATAGCTGTTAGCTGCCGTGCCAACTGCCTCAGCGGCGTACATCAGAACATACGAGCCGCTGCCTTCGCCTACTCCGCCCGGAGATGGAGGCCATGCCTTGTAGGTCAGCAACTCGGTGTTAGTGGCGGTAGCCGCCTCCAAAACCGCAGCCGCATTGGCAATGGTATCTCCAAGCGTCCCAAGGATGGCAATATACTTGCTGCTTTGACTGTTGCCACCGGAAGATTTGAACGTCCAAGTGTCTGCGCCGCTAGTCGTAATGACGAGCGTATCACCATCCGCAGGCTGCTGCGTGAACGTCGCAGTACCAGCCGCCGCCGAGCCGGACGAGCTATTGGTGAACGTGCCGGTCGTGGTGTCGTAGTAAAGCGCATCATTGGCTTTCACGCCACCATCGCCACCGCCGTTTGCTGTAACCGCGACATGGCCGCGGGTCAGCACTGCTGCGTTGGCGTACTGCTGATAGGTGTCGACCGTGCCCGGGCTCGAAGACGTGGACAGCGGATCGATAGGCAGACGGTCGAGGGTCACGTCGCGCACGGTGACGCCAACGAAGGCGGAGCCGGCGATAATGCATCCCTTGTCCTTGGTGCCCTGAGACACCGCGAGACCAAACCCAATACCAGCAGATGTTTCCACCTGACGGGATTGGATTTCGGCCGAAGCCTCGTCAACGACCTGACCGACCACGAATGGTGCGATCTGAGGCCGATAAGTTTTCTGGACCACAGTTGTCATAGTGGTTGTCTCCTTTAGTTATTGTGGCAGAATGGCTGTAAGCTCCTCGCCCCATCCCGCCACAGTGAGAAAGGGGAGTGAGAGATTTAAATGCGCCCAAAGTTACTCCTGCAACCCTAAGATCGCGATTGCCAGGTCACCGGACTGCGCGGTCGTGGCCCAATAGCCACTAGACACGGCAATCGCCGCGTCGATGCCTCCGGTCAAGGTTGCGCCAGACGGCGTGGCATAACTGGTAGCTGACGCCGCAAGCGTGTAGTTATTGCCAGCAAAGCCCACGGTCTTCTCGGTGACCGTGATCGTAGTCGCCGGTGATCCGGTTGTATCATACGTGCATTTAACGATCTGGGTATCGGCGCTGGCATTCAGGAATGTCTTGGCCGTAGCCAGCGTAGCCGCCAAATTTGCTCCGATCGTCACGTCCGTACCAAAGGTCACGACCGAGCCGTTCAGTGTAATCGTAGAGCCGCTCGCCGGATTGTCCGACAGCGTGGCTCCTGACCGAGTGGCATGTGATGCCGGGGACGTACTGGCAGCCAACGTAAAGGAGTTGTTGGTCTGGCCCGCCGTCTTTGATACGATATACAGATGCGTGGCGTCATCGGTGTATGTGCACTTAACGATCTGCGTGTCGACGCTCGCCGTCAAGAACGTAACCAGGTTGTCCAGCGTGTGCTGAAGGTCAACGCCGATCGTCACGTCCGTACCGAACGTCACGACGGTGCCGTTGAGAGTTATAGTCGAGTTGGACGCCGGCTGAAGCGAAAAGACGAAGTTACCTTTTGGCACCCCGTCAAACACGAACGAGCCTGTTGCAACCACCCCACCGTAACCTCCGGCCAAAGTCGAGCCAGATAACGTAGCCGTGGAAGCAGAGGCCGCTAGCGTATACGCATTGCCTCCTGCGCCTGCCGTGGCATAGGCAATATTCAACTGAAAGTAACCTATGCTCTCTGGCAGTCCATCCGGAGAGGGAGGGAATGCCTCGTAGGTTGCGACATTGAGGTTAGTATCGTCGGTCTCGCTGTTGACGAAGGTCAACAAATTCTCGATCGTTTGCGCCAGCGTGCCACCAATTGCCACCTGATCGGAGGCGGCGGTCGCACCAGAAGACTTGAAAGTGATAACCGTGCCGTTAAGCGTGACCGTATCATTATTGGCGGGATTGCTAGAGAACGACACGAAACCGAACGCCTCTCGGCCACTCGACGAGTTGCCCAGAACGCCGGTCGTGTAATCAAAGTATAGAGGGTCGCCAGCCACGACGTCATCGTGAGCCTGCGCCCAAATGCGACCGCGAGACAGAATGCCCATATTGCGATGATACTCGTACACGTCCTTGGTAGGAGGAGTGGACGAAGTAGAGAGCGGATCGAGAGGAACCCGATCGAGCGACACATCGCGGACTGTGATGCCCACGAACTTATTGCCGCCGATCACGGCTTCGCGATCGAAGACCGTGCTCTGGCTAACGGCCAGCCCAAAGCCGATGCCGGCAGACGTGCCGCACAAACGAGTACCGACCTCATAGCCAGTCTCGTCAGCGATCAGACCGACCGTGCCTTTCTGTATCTGCGGAGCATAGGTCGTTTGAACTACCGTGCTCATGTGTTTGTTCTTTCTTTGGGGAAGAAGGAGTGGGTCAGGCTAAATAGGCCCAACCCACCAAAGTCTACGAGCCATGAAGGATCAGTTAGTCTGACCGCGCCACTGCTCATTGAGCGAACGATCGTACTCGGCATACGCCGCGTCGCGCGCATCGGTAGTCGAATAGCCTGCACCAGGACGACCAGTCGTAACGCCGCCGCTGAATGCAGTCATCATGTCGTCAAGCGTGCTACGAACCGGGACCGCATCGGTCTGGCGGACGGTAGCGAGAGCCTCGAAAGCACCGCGAGTCGTCGGAGTGTCGAAAGTCTTGGCAACATCGCCCATCTTGGCAACAACCACGTCCTTGCGGATTTCGTCGTTGGCCTTTTCGCCAATCGAGTACTTGTCGCCGAGAATGGCCTTGGCCTTGTTGATCACGCCAAGACGCTCAATAACGAACTCATTCATCTTCGCGGGCGTAACCTCAGCATCAGCAAGCTGCTGCTTCAGAACGGCGATCTCGCCATCCTTGGCCTTCAGCGCTTCATCCATGGTCTTCGCGGAGTCATTGAGCTTCGCAATCTCGGAGTCCTTCGCCGTTTCAACCTTGCGGCGGTCAACATCGAGACCATCGATCTCTTCCTGAAGTTCACGAGCGCGATCCTGCGCCGCCTTCATCTTACGGGAC